GATTTATATTTAACAAATCATGTAGGAGTAATAGATTCCGGATACCGAGGAGAAATCATGTTTAAGTATCGCTCAATAAATGGGTTACTAAACTCTAAAGTATATCAACTCGGAGAAAGAGTAGGACAATTGATAATAATGCCATATCCTCAAATTGAATTAATAGAATCAGACGAATTATCTGATTCAGAAAGAGGAGAAGGTGGATTTGGATCAACAGGAAAATAATAAAATATGTTTGGACAACAAGAAAATACACTTTGGGTTGAATCATTTAGACCCGACACATTAGAAGGTTATATAGGAAATGAGCACATTATTGAAAAAGTTAAAATTTTCATTGCTAATGGTGATGTTCCGCATCTATTATTTTATGGATCAGCTGGAACAGGTAAGACGACGTTGGCGAAAATAATTGCCGGATCGGTAGATGCAGATTTAATGTATATTAATGCATCAGATGAAAACTCAGTAGATGCAGTTCGAGATAAGATTAAGCGTTATGCATCCACAGTTGGATTCAAAAGATGGAAAATTATCATTTTGGATGAAGCAGATTATCTAACACCAAATGCTCAAGCAGCGCTTCGCAACTTGATGGAGACATATAGCAAAACAACACGATTTATTTTAACATGTAACTATGTTGAAAAGATTATTGATCCAATTCAATCACGTTGTCAAACATTTGCAATTACTCCGCCAAATAAAAAAGATGTAGCACAACGTTTAGTAACGGTACTAGATGAAAAGGGCGTAACATATGATATCAAGGATATTGCGGCAATTATCAATGCATCATATCCAGACATTCGTCGAGCAATTAATGCAGCACAAGCATCTGTAGTTAACGGTAAATTGCAATTAGACAAAGCAAGTGCAATTCAAGCTAATTACATGACAGAAGTTTTAGAAATGCTCAAGAACGCAAAAGACAAAAAGGCAACATTCACAAAAATACGTCAATGCATTGCAGATAGCAAAGTTAAAGACTTTACTCCATTGTATACATTTTTATATGACAATTTAGATGAATTTGCACATGGACATATTGCACCTTGCATTTTGATCATAGCAGAATCGCAATTTAAAGATGCAAGTGTAGTAGACAAAGAAATTAACATAATGGCAATGTTTGTAAATTTATTAGGAGAAATATGAGTAAACCACAAATCAAACCAACGGATATGCAACCTATCATTTGTACAGAATGCGAAGGGATGTATTTTCGACAAGTAATGGCAATTAACAAAGTATCAAAATTTTTAACAGGTGCAGACAAAGACACAATGGTTCCGATACCAGTATTCAGATGTGATGACTGCGGAGCAATACCAGCAGAGTTCCAACCAGTTAAATTGAAATCTAAGTAATGTCAATACCATATCATAAAGATACGATTAGCATTGTATTCAAAACATCAAATCGAAGCAATGCAAAAACCAAGATAAAAACGTTTCGCAATAAATCAATTGATGACATTGTAGATGCTAAACGTATCATTGGTATTCCTGATAATGCAGTAATACTTGAAATTGGAATGGGAAAACAATTAGAAGAACAATATCGTAAAAAATATAAATTATAATAAATGGCAGAAGAAAAGAAGGGTGCGACAATTTTTGATTTCATCGACGGATTAACACACAAAAAGAAAGAATGGAACAAATGGTCTGAAACAGATCAGAAAAAGTTTTCTGTTTACATAGTTAATCGTTGGTTGAGTATGAGAATGGAGTTTACGGAACTAGTTAATGAATTTCAAACATATACTATAGGGTTATTACGTCCTCAAGAAACATATCGTTTATATCATGAATTTCTGCCAGCATCTAAAGGATTTGCAAAATATATAAAAGGCAAATCTGAGGATAAGTATGAAAAAGCATTAGTCGAACAAGTTGCAGAACATTATCAAGTTGCAAAATCAGAAGCTGCTGATTATTTAGATTTAATGGATAAAATGCAATGTGAACGCATTTTAACAATGTATGGTTATAGTGACGGTGATAAAAAGAAACTATTAAAAGGAATAAAATGAGCGTACATACCCAAAAACATTATCAAGGAAAAGATAGCCTGTATAAATTTGCAGAAGAATGGGGTTTGAATGCCTATGAATTTGATATCATTAAACGCATTGTAAGATGTCGGCATAAAGGTACATTTGAACAAGACCTAAAAAAGAGTAAAGACTTAATTGATATTTATTTACAAGAAAAACTTCCAAACTACTCAGATATCGCAAAATAGTTTTTAACGATATTTATTAGAGTAATGATTAAATTAAAAAATTTATTATTAGAAATTAATCCAATATTGGCTCCAACAGTTCAAGATTGGTTACCAACTAATGTAACGGCTAGTTATGGACAATCAGCTAATGCAGACCCATGGTTTGATGAATTTTACATTGAGCTAAAATCTGCAGGAATTCAAATGAAGCTAGATAAAGACAAACCTACTGCTACTAAAGAATTAGAAAAACGATTATCGGCTAGCGGCACTATTCCAAAAATAGATGATATGGGCAATATAATACCAAAATCTCAACAAACAATGAGAAATGTAGCTGACCCATCTAACCCATGGAAAGGTGCATGGATACGTGAGCCAGATATTGACACTACTACAACTTCAAAAGATGTAGTATCTACATTATCCGGGGCAGGAACTAGTAAATATCCAGAAACAGAATTTGCATCAATGATGTATTATGGAATGTGGGTTATATGGCGCGATGCATCTAAACCAATAACATTTGGAAAATTAAATGGGTCTGGAGAAGTTGTAAAATTTACGAGACCTGCATTTGATACTTCATTAGATGTTACTGAAACGACAACTGACATTAACTATAATTTAAAAAATTTAATTATATCAACATCTGCACTAATTAATCAAAATAAAGCACCGCTTTGGTCAATTGTAGCTTGGTTACGGAGTGATTCTCGTAAAATTTGGAATAAGAATTGGGCTCCTTTATTTAAACAAGCAAGAGAATGGTGGATTACGCGATTAACGAGTAAAGATTTTGAAACAAAAATACGTAAAATTAGAGGATGGTCTGATCAGGAATATCGAAAGGCTCGATCGGCATACATACAAATAATCAAACAAACATCTATAAGTGCAGCAGATGGTAGATTTTCTCCTGGCAAATCACAAGTTTATGATAGTATGGGAATTGCTTATACGGCTGGTCAATCTAACCCGGATGCAGCGTTTGTCTCGAATTATTCTTCTCCTCGCCAATCTACAATTTATATTCAAACGAGTTATGTTTATGAAAATAACTCAAGTAATATTGAAATAGGAGAATTTGGATTTCATCCAAATGATGTTGTGAATACAACGATTCATGAATTACAACACACTCTTTGGTCATATCTCCCATTCAATCCATCCGTAAATTGGAAAAAAGTATTCAAATCAGATATACATATGGGTTCTTATCAAGATAAAGTATTGTATACTAAGGATAATTGGTGGAGTAAGAAAAATGTACTATTAAAAAAATCCGGAGATATAGATTTTAATAAAATTAATAATAGAAAACAAGAATTAGTAGACGAATATGGAATACAATATGATTTAACTAACGAACATCTAGATCAATGGTTAGACCCAGTAAATTCTGTAGATGTTTTTAAAAAGCCAGCGAATGACGATTGGTATGGTGCAAATGCAAACGAACATGCATCTAGACTAGCACAATTTAAACAAGCAAAGGGATTAAACGTTTCAGACAATATCACTGTACAACATGTTATAGATACAATAAAACAAGGAATTACACGTAAACGTGCTAAAGATGGAAGTTTGACACCTGAATCATATTTAGTGCCAGTAATGCGCGGATGGGTTAGAAATGGTATGCCGGATATTGCCAAATGGGTACAATCTTTAAATAGAGAATTAGTAGTAAAACGAGAAAAAGATAAACGTATTCAACCACAACGAAATAAAACATATAGGGATTATTTCAATCAATCTACATAAATAATTGGAATATAAACAAAAATTTCATATATTAATAGTATGAAATCAGGAAATTATTTATCCCCAATATATCGTTTATCTCAAGTAGATGCCACAACGGTTCCAAGAAAAATATCTTATTCGCAATGGTCAATGTATGAACGTTGTCCGCTTTCTTGGAAATTAGCATATATTGATGGATTAGCTCCATTTCAATCTTCAATCGAA